CATCCATTGCTGCAGCTTGTGCCATCATTTGCTGCTGCAATGCCTGTACTTGCTGTAATAACATTTGATTATTCTTAATCTTGTCAATGATTTCTTCCTTCTGGTTAAAGTCCATTGATTCCACAAGTGCGATTGCTTGATCTCCCATTTCTGGATTAAATACTCCCATATTGTAAAGAGCCATAACTGTTTCGTTTTGTCCGTTCTTTGAATATGGATTCTGCTTTTGTGGTACAACTTCAATATCAAAAGTTGGAAGTCTAAACTGTTCTTCTCCACTAAGACCAACACCTAAACTTTGTGTCTTTAAGTTCTGGTTATCGTATTCTTCAAACTGTCTTTCTCCGTTTTCGCCTATAATTCTAAATTGTCTAGGAATATCATAGAACTGTCTTATAAGTTCAATAACCATATTTACAACGTTTTTATATGCCATATATGCGTTTCTGTTCTGTGAACGTGAAGTCTTTCCTGCAGCTTCTTGTAGAGCAGAGATAGCAGAGCCTGATGTAACACCAGTTGGAATACCTTGTGATACATCAGTATTACCTGTTGTTTCTCTCATCTCGTTTATTTCCATATCAAGCATTTGCATATAGTTTCCGTTTAATTGCTGTGTTGCAATAGGAACTAAGTTGTCAGGATCTATCTGGCCTTGTACTTCTACTAACATATTTCTAGGATCCATAAACTGCTTTTTGTTTATTTGTCCATCTTGTCTGTAGAAATATCTAGGTGCTGCTGCATAAAGTGTGTTAGTTAGTAGTGCCTGTTTAATCTTGTCTATATCTTCCTGTGGAGATTTACATATATCTATCATTGAAAAGCCTATAATACTACCTTCAACTGGGAACATATTATCGACAATAAATGGATACATACCATGATCATAAAGTCCACGTTCTGCCATTGATGTACCTTCAATAGGCTGTTCTGTTGTTTCTACTGCTGGAGTGAATCCGCCTTGCAACAATTCTTCTTCAGTCATTTCACTCTCTTTGTAGTATTCTTCAACACCATCAACATTTTTAGTGTATAGTTGTTCTCCTACTTCATCTGTCATTGGAGTATCAACTGTCTCAACTTTTTGTCTTGTATCGTTCTCTGTCGCATATAAAACAACGTCATTTACAAACTTACAAAAATGAAGAATTGTTTTCCCATTTACTATCTTCTTGTAGTACCAGTCAACAACTACACTCTGTTCAGTTGTATCAATGTTATCATCATAAATATACTCAGCTGTGTAATACTGTTTGCTGCCTAGTTTACCTTCTAACATTGGATACATTTGTAATAGTGTTTCATTATCAACCAAATTGGTGTGGAATATTTCTTTAGAATCTTGAATATCCTTAACACCTGGTTCCCAGAATAAATTAAGTATATCTATATTAGAAATAGTTATATCTCCTAATCCGTTTAGTTTATTAGAATCCCAAAAGATACCATATATTCCACCACCTGCTTTTAACTTGTACCAGGCTTCGTCAGAATAAGTCTTTTCAAATCCGCATTGATCTAAAACAACAGGAATAATAGAAGATAGCTTTTTAGCTTCTTCTTCATCTGTTGCTTCTCTTGGTAGAATGTTAGGTTCTGGATAGGCATCTATATAATCTGCATACTTTGACATAATACAGTTAAATAGCCACGCACTCTTAGGTTCAATCTTGTTTCCATCTTTTATTGGTTTTTGTCTGTTATCCTTCTTTGTTTCTTCCCAGTGTCTGCCCTTCCACCATTGCTCATTAGAAATAATGCGGTTTTCAACACTAAGTTTTCCTTGTCTGTACTTTTCTAACCTTCTACCAGCTTCTACTACTACTTGACTTGTTATAGCATTGCCTTCTGTTGCTTTAATGTCCATTAGTATCTGGTCTGCGCTTGGTTTAAGTACGTTAGTAAAATTCATTTGTTCTGGTTCTTTTTCTTTCTTTTTTCCAAATAATGCCATTTCTTTACTCCTTTAATATTCATCTTTATATTGTGCATCCCTTATCATATTAAGTGGATCATCTTTTAATGGTTTATCTGCTACTGTCTCAATAGGTGTTATAGGCCTTGCCATACACATATATCTTGATTCGTCAGCTACGTGATCTTCTAAGTCTGTATCTAAATCTTCAACGTGTGTTTCGTCATACATCATAAGTGGAATAGTTCGTATGAATTGTTTACAGTTTTTGAAGATATACATCATTGGTCTGCCTACTTCATCAAATTGCATCCTGTAGTGCATCTGATCCCAACCAGGTATTCTTGAATTGTCAGCCTTAGAAAAGTAAACTCTGTTCTTATCAGCTATTTCTTTAATACTAGGGCCACCATCTTCTTGCCACAGTGCAGGATCTGCAATACCATTTATTTTCTTGCCTTTTAGATATGGATGTTCGTTTTCTATTTCTTTGATTTTCTTAAATACTTTGTCTGCGTTCCATTTAACACCGACATTATCTTCTCCAGTCCATCCATATAGTTCTAATATTCGATATAACACTCCATCATGGTCTAGCGCCCACCAACCACAACTAAATGGTCTAGCAGAACCCCAGTCAAAACTTCTGTATATATTCCAGGAACTTGGAATCTCAAAAGGTTCAATGACGTGTGTCCAGAATCTATCTTCATAATGTTCTGGATCATCTTTAAATTCTTCAAAGAACTGTCCTTCAAATACGTCCCAGTCTCCATAAAGCCATGCTTGTTTTTGTCTATATGGTAGAGCTTCTAGCATCTTCACGTATTCAGGATCACTGTCCATAAGCACTTGGTTATCTGTTACCAAACTTTGAATAAACTGATAATCTTCAGGCTTCTCAAACTCGTTGTAGTTTTTATCAATAAATATTCTTTTAATATATGCGTGTCCCTGGTGTCCTGGGTTACAAGTGTAATAAACTCTTTTAGGAAAATCGTTAACACCACGCAAACAAGCTGTTATGGTTTTCATCTGATGTTCAGATAGTTGCGTTGCTTCGTCTAGGAATATACAGTCATACTCTGTACCTTGTAATCTGTCTAAATCTGCATCCTTAGCACAATACATAAACTGTATGCTAGATCCGTTAGGGAAGTTAAATACTTTATCTTTGTCTTTATACTTAGCAAAGCCAAACAGTTGCTTTCTAAGTATTGTTATATGGTTGTTAACAAGTTCTGGATATGTACGTCTTACAATTAGAATCTTTATACCTGCATAGTTAAAAGCTAGTAATATTGACTTTGCTCGTACCGCCCAACTCTTGCCGCCACCCCTTGCTCCGCCAAATCCTATGTGTTTAGCTGTGGCAGTTAAAAACTGTTTTTGTTTAGGACTTGGTTCTCCTAGATTAAATTGCATAATCTTTTGTCTCCTTGTCCATTGATATTGTTACTTGCTGTTCTGTCTGTTCGTGTTCTGGGAAGCATATCTTCTCTGTTGTTTCGACAATAGATTTAATTGTGTTTTGTGCGCTTTTTAAATTATCTATTGCATCAATTTCATACATTTGAATTGCTAATGCACATTTTAAAGTCTTTTCTAATAACTTCTTTTCAATGTATAAAGACTTGTCCATTATTTCTGAATATTCTGCAGCTTTATCAACTGCAGCTTCTTTGTCTAACTTTTCTAATTCCGTAGTCATTTCGTGGACAAATTGTTTTCTTTTCTTTACCCACTCCCCTGCTTTTGCATGTCTCGAAATCTGTTTTAAACCAACTTCATGCCTTTCAGCCAACTCACGTTGACTAACATGTTCTCTAACATATTCTCTTTCAATTTTTACCCAATCTACTTTTTTCTTCATAGAGTTACCTATAACACAAAAGGTATGCAATATTTTTCACTTGTATAAACTTATTTTTAGGCAAAAAAATAAAGCCTTTCGGCTTAATACTTCTGTAATATTTAACTTGCTGGTAACTTTCACAAGGTTACTCTTAGGTTACTATTTGCGTGGTGTTGCTCTCCTTTCCTTTATTTATCGGTGTTTTAAAACAACAAGGCAGGGAATCTAACCCCACTGAAAATCGCTACAACCCTTTATTTAAAGGCTTTCTGTTTAAAATAAGGGTTACTATTTAGTGTTTTTAGGTTACTAATTGAAGTATTTGTTTTTTCTCTGCTAAGGTT